GGTCAACACTTTCAGCATTACTATTGTTTACATCCAAATCTGCTTCTGGGTCAACACTTTCAGCATTACTATTGTTTACATCCAAATCTGCTTCTGGGTCAACACTTTCAGCATTACTATTGTTTACGTTTGCATTTCTGCTTACGTTTGCATTTCTGCTTACGTTTGCATTTCTGCTTACGTTTGCATTTCTGCTTACGTTTACATTCAATAAATTATTTGCCATATTTTCTTCTGGATCATCAATAGCTTCTAATTCAAATTCTGGGTCTGGAGAATTGCTTGCTCCACCACTTAATTTATAATTTGTATCTTTCTTAATATCATAGACGATAATATCGTCACCTCCACCAATATAATTGGAGCCTTCATTATCAAAATCTTCAAGAGTATAATTTTTTATTGAAGTCATAATACTATATTAATATATTTTTTTTTTATTTTTTTATACATGTGTCATAAGTAAAATATAAATAAATAAAATTGATTTAAGAGTTTATATAATTTATTATTTAATATTTCTAGAATCTTAATAAAAAATGCATTATATTTCAGTTTTAAATGGAATTACTGATTTTGAGGAATCAAAGACAAGACTAGAACAATTGGGTCTAGTTGTTAAGGAATATGACAATTTGTATTTGGTAAAATATGATAAAACACTTTCAAATATGGAACATGAAGATGTTTTGAGATGTCGTCAAGTTATTTTGGAAAAAAATACTAATAGATTGGTATGTATTTCACCACCAAAATCACTTAATGTTGATTTTTACCATACCAAATATTTGGAAAAAAATAGTGAAGGGGTGCTTATTGAAGAGTTTTATGATGGTACAATGATTAATGTATTTAGATATAATGATACTAACTATATTTCAACAAGAAGTTGTTTGGGTGCGCATAATAAGTATAGGAGTATTAAGACATTTAAGACATTGTTTAGTGAGTGTATTGATTTTGATGTTTTTGAAAAGTTGTCATCTGGGCATTGCTATAGTTTCTTGCTTCAACATCCAGATAATAAAATTGTTAAACAATATGATACACCATCAAGTGTTTTGGTAATGACAACAAGAATTAATGAAGATAATAGTGTAACTATTTTGAATCCTGAAGAAACAATGAATTTGCTTCAAAGTTGTAATGTTGAGTTAAGTACACCAAGACGTTTTGAAATTGATTCTATGGAGTCAATTTATAATAAATTGGACAATCTTAATGATAGTGACCAAGGTTTTGTTCTAAAATATTATGATAATGGAAGTGATAATAGATCAAAGATTAGGAATCTAAAGTATAATGATATTAGGAAACTAAGGGGTAATGATACAAACAAGATGTTTATTTATTTTGAGCTTAGAAAGAAAAAAAATGTTGTTGAATATTTAGAATATTTCCCAGAAGACAAAGAGTTGTTTGATAAATTTAGATTTGAATTGTATGATTTTACAAGCAAACTATTTAAATATTATTTGGAGTTGAAGGTTAAGAAGAATATTAAATTTTTGGAGATTGATTATGAATATAGGCCAATGATTAATGATCTTCATGAAATTTATGTTTCAAGTAATAAACAAATAACAAAGAATATTGTTATTAGATATCTTCACAATCTTGATAGTGCACGAATTTTATTTGCTCTAAATTATAGTAAGAAAAGTAAGAATACAAATAGTAATGTAGATTCAACAAGTTCTAATTCTAAATCAGAACCGGAACAATTGTTATCAATGAAAGAATATCCAGTTTTGAAGAATTAAATATTAAATTATAAATTTAAATAAAAAATAATAAAAGTTGAAAATAAATAATATATTAACAAGAAATAATTATATAATAATGGAAAATATTAATATTGATTTTGATTTTGATAAGGCTAGTGAAGAATGGAGAAAAAATAAGAAACATATTGGCAACGGAATGTTTGTATATACTTGTAGATATCAACATCAAAATGGAAAAATATGTGGTAAAATAGTTTATAAAGATGTTTCTAATCAAAAATATCAAAATAATTTTGCTGGAATAATAAATTATGATTCATTAAAAAATCATAAATATGCACATAAATGTTGTAAAAGACACTTAAATAGATATAATCCATATTTTTCTTCAAATCAATAAATAAAAAATTATTTTACTAATTATTTAATTAATCAACTATAATAAACTTATTATATGTTATTAATATTTTTATTATTTATATTTTCTTTTTTTTCTAACTTTTTAATCCATTCATTTTTATATATATTTTGATATCCTGGGTCTCCATAATTATTTATCATATATTTTTGGCATGATTCAAAGTCGTGTTTCAATCTCCATCTACCAAGTGGTAAACTCTGATTTGCTTTAAAAAAAAAACTAATAATTTATTTAATTTTTTAAAAAATTAAAATAAAATTATTAATTAAAAAAAAAAGTAAAATTATTTAATTTTTTTTTTTTTTTTTTTTTAAATTTATATTAAATATCGGTTATTTTAAGCAGTTGTTTTCTTCTTTTTTGGTTTAAATACAATTTTACCTTCAAATTGTTTCAATACTTCATTTCTGAGTCTATTAAATGTATCGATAAGTTTTGATGTTGTTGTTACAATAATATCTTTTACTGTGTTGATATCATCAGATTTAATCCTAAAGAAGATTTCTTTTTTGAGAGGATGTGGATTCATATAGCCTACAAAAATATTTTGGTCTTTGTAATCTTTATTAATATAGCTTTGAACAAGATTCCCAAGTGTATGGTTTTCATTTTGAATAATAATATCAAATGCTTTCATAACTGATTCAGAATCTTTGATTTTGATATTTGATGGTTTACCACTTAGTGAATTTTCAATTTCTGTAATAAAATTCTTAAGTCGCGATTCCACTGCAGACAAACTTTCAATAAGAATTCTGTGTGGTTTCAAAACACCACATGTTTCAATAACAAATTCAAATACATTTGGGTCATTATTTTCATCAGTATAAAATAGTCTTTCGGCTTTTTCAATTTGGAATCTTTTAGCGAGTTTTTTAGTTTCAGCTTCATTAAATGTAACACCATTTTGTTGCTGAAGTACTTGAATATAATTACTAAATTCACTATTTACCTTTTCTGGGTCTTGTTTATTGATGAATAAAACATTAGATACAGGTGAAAACCTAATATGTGTACTTCCAACACCTTTAGATGATTTGCCTTCCATGTGAATTTTTTGTCCTTCTCCATTTGGATTTGGTTTAAGTTTTACAATCAAAATATGATCACCTGTGATTTCATTTTTAGGAAAGAATTTTTCACTATCTTCGAGTTCATTAGTTTCAAGATTCAATACTTGAATATCATTTGTTGTTACATCAATAATATTTTGTGTTTTATTTTCTTTTTTAAGAGTGAATTTGTAAGTATCTGGATTGTACGTAGCAACATTATCACTATATATAGGAATCAAACCCATTCTATGAAGGATGAATTCATTATGAAGTGAAGTAGTATTTTCAATTATTTTAAGGTCTGAATTTTCATAATCTTCTGTGTTAAATGAAATGGTTTCAACGTCTGTGATAATAGAACGTCTAATCGCATTTACAAAACTTGAACTGCAATTTGATAAATCAAACTTGAGTGTATCTGGTTCACTTTTGTCGAAATTTGAAAAAGATGTCATTATTGTAATAAAAGATAAAAAATATTTTTAAATCAATTTTTAATCAATTTTATTTTATAGTATTTATAAATTTATGTATCAATAAAAAAATTTACATTGTCTTTTAATGATTTAAATATTAGTTTAAGTTTAAGATATTGATGTATCTATTTTATTTGATTCAACTATTTTATTATTGATTTAATAATTGATTTAAATATTGTTTATTATTGTTCAAAAATATTAAATATACTTGAAATACTAAATGAATTAGTGCTTTGTTTTTTAAGGTTTTGTATTAAATTTTTATTTGCTTTTATTTGAATATCTAAACATTCCTTAGAACGAATATATTTTTCATAATAATCTGATGTTTCTTCTTGGGATTTATTTAGTTTTTCTTTTAAATCTTGATTTTCTTTTAAAAGAGTGTCATTTTTTAATTTTTCTTCTTCGATTTGTTCAATAAATTTTTTTTGGATTTCTTCTATATATTCAAGTAATATAGATTCTTTTTCTTTTTTAATTTCATTTTTATCAAAGATATTTAGAGAAATTCCCAATGAATTCATTTTTTATAATATTTATAATATTTATAATATAAGATTTCTTAAAATCAATTTTTGAGTAATAGTAAGTGTGTATAAAATCAATAAATTTTATGTATTTTGAATTTATATGAAGAAAGATATTATTTTTTATAGTAATTTTTGCACATATAGCAAAGAAATAATAAATCAAATATCAAAAACACCAATAAACGATAATATTTTATATGTTTGTGTAGATGATGAAAATATCCAGTTACCAAATTTTATTAAAGCTGTACCAACCATTTATTTAGTATCACAAAAAAGAATTGTAGTAGATGAATCAATACCAAAATGGATTGATGAACAACTAACAACTCATGAATCTCAAAATAGTAATGAAGAACTACAGGCATATTTTGGACAATGTGATTCAAGCTTTGGTTCATCATTTTCTAGTTTAGATAATAGTGAACAAAAACCATTTGTATCATCATCATTTACTTTTATTGGCGATGAACAAAAAATAATAACACCAAATGATGATTCAAATAATCAAAATCAATCACAAAACCGCCAAAACAATTCATTTATGAAGGATGGATTAAGTAATGAATACGAACAATTACAAAACGCCAGAAATAATGAATTTCAGCCTATAAATCGAAGATAAACACATAACCTTACTTATACTTTTATTTTTAACATTATTTACTTTTCTTTAGTTTAATTAATATAAAAAGTATGATAATCTAAAATATTTAAAGATATGGTATGTTTATAATTTAAAAAAAAAGTATTTATAATCATTAATATGGCAACAAGTTATTTATCCGCATTTAATAATTTAATTCTTAAATTTAATGACGATTTAATTGTAGTATTTCCAGAAGAAAACGATTTTAAAGTTTATAGAAGAAGTTTGGAATGGTTAATTAAAAGTAATGCTAAAAAGTTATGTAATTTATTTAAGATTAATACATTTAATTATAGACAGAAAATTCTTGAAAAGGACGAATCATTTTTCAAAGATGCCTCATATAGTGATGTAGTCAATACCAAAGATGAAGGTATTGTATTGATTATTAATAAACTTAAGAATTATTGGGGAGATTTAAGTGTTGAAAATAAAACAAAAATATGGGAATATATGAATACTTTAATTAAACTTGCTGATCTTGTAGCTTAATCAGTATAAATATCTAATTAAACTTGCTGATCTTGTAGCTTAATCAGTATAAATATCTAATTAAACTATTTGAATTTTGTTTTCTTATTAAATTTAATTTATTTAAATTTAATTTATTTAAATTTAATTTATTTAATTTTATTAATAATTTACTATTAATAATTATATTTATTTTTTTATATAATAATACTTAAGGTTTGTTGCGTAAAATAAATTATATATTTTTGTATTATAATTAAAATGGCTAAAACAAACATTGAATACTTTAATTACACATTTAAGCTTTTTATCCAAGATATCATTAAGATAAAGGTTGATTATAAGGAAACATTAGAAGATTATTATAAGGATTTATTGGAACAAGAAACATGTAATGATGATAAATATATTAAAAGATTTATGAGAAAAATTGGCGACCATAAAGCTCATGTTAGTTCAAAAAGTGACGAATTATTTTCAGAAAGTATTTTATTATTAAAAAATGTTGATTTCCATGAATTATGGCATAGTGAAGGAATGACACAAGAATACATGGATACAATTTGGGAATATGTACAAACATTATATGTTTTAGGCGAAACTATTATTAGTGATAGTGACAAGATTAAAAACTTGGTTGAAAATTTCAAGAAAATAAGAAACAAAGAAGAAGTAAATGTAGGAGAAGGTGATGATGAAGATTTAATTAATATGATTAAAAATTTATCGGAAAATCAAGCAAAAGAAAATTCAAATCCATTATTTGATGAAAACTTTTTAGAAAATGGATTAATAGGTAGTTTGGCAAAAGAATTGGCAGAGGATTTTAATTTAGAAGATTTGAATTTAAATCTTAGTGAAAATTCAGATAATTTAAATGATGTATTTAGCAATTTATTGAGTGGTGACAATCCAATGAATTTCATGAATTTAATTCAAAATGTTGGTCAAAAAATTCAAAACAAATTGGAAAATGCAGATATTGACCAAGGAAAACTTATGCAAGAAGCACAAACTATGATGGGAATGTTAGGTAATAATAATCCATTATTTGATAATTTATTAAAGACAGCTAAACAATCTGTTGAAGAAGAAAAGGCATCCGCCCCATTAAATCCAACACAAGAAAGATTAAGGAAAAAATTAGAAGCAAGAAAGAATAAAAAATAAATTATAGTTAATTAACTTATTTCTATTTAACTTTTATTTAATTATGTTTTTGTTTATAATAAAGAAAAAAAATCAAAAAAAATCCTATTATTAATATATATGAAAGAACAAAATAATATATGGTTTGAAGATGCTAATATCTTATTTACTAAACATAACTTTTTTGATATAATACCATTGGTTAACATGTCTTTCAATGAAAAAATAAATGCTATTAGTAGATTTGCTATTTATTTATCAATTTTGCTTATTGTTTTTACAAGTAATTTGAATTATTTGTATTTACCAATATCAATAGTATTATTATTTTATTTAATGTATATTTTTAGACCAAATAAAAATAAGGAAGGTTTTTTTGATGAATCGCATAAATATGATTATAGGATTCATACTCATTTACATTCAATGAATAATAAACACGAAGAAGAATCGGAAGAATCTGAAGAATCTGAAGAAAATTTATCAACAAATCAAACAATTGAGCCAGAAATGGAATTAACAAAGTGTAGAAAACCAAACGATAATAACCCATTAATGAATTTACAATTAAAAGATTATACATCTACAGATGATAAAAGAGCATGTAATGTTACAAATCCAGAAATAAGTGAAACAATAGATAAAAGTTTCGATGATAAATTATATTTAAATACAGAAGTAATTTATAATACAAGATTTAATCAAAGAGATTTTTATACTATGCCAAATACAAGGCCATATAATGACCAAGGCGCTTTTGCAAATTGGTTATATAATACACCGGTATCATGTGCTGAAGGTAGAAAAAATGAATTGAAACAAGTAAGGGCATGCTCATTTAATAATAAAAGATTAGATGAAGTTGAATTAATGTAATTTAATTATAAATTAATAATCCAAAAAAAAAATATTAATATTTTATATATGGCTAATAACAGAGTATTAGGAAGTTTAAAAACTGGCAATAATTGCAGTAATTTTAATCAAAAATTTAAAATAGATGAATTAACAAGATTAAATGATGATGTTTGTCACAATAGTGGTGAATTGGGACAAAACAACTCAATTAACGATTATATGTTATCTAACTATGCTTCATGTGATTGCAGTTTAACAAATGTTTTAGATGTATCCACTGAAAATAGAGGATTAACTGTTAAGGATGGATATGGTATATCCGAATGTAATATTAACAAAGATACTGAACTTAGACATGGTTTACAAAAAAGAAGATATAAGGTTGACCAACAATTATTTCCAAGACCTTTCGCAACAACCCCATTCATTGCTAAAGGAGAATTTAAACCAGATTTAGAATCAAGGATGTTATCATCATTACAAGTTGTAAAACATAAACAAATGCAAAATGTTGATGAAAATAATGTATATATTCCATTAACACCAAATCTTGCTGCTACTGTTCAAGACCCAGTACATATAATCCCAGAATATGTAAATGAAAAATGGGTAAGAGGTGGTGTTCCATCAAGACAAGCTGTTAAGGATTTTGACCAATTAAGAAGAACAACTGGCAATTCAAGAATTAATGAATTATTGATGGAAAAAAAACGTTATTTAAATTTTAACTAATACATTTAATTAATAATAAATTTATCTTTTTAAAAAATTAATTTATAAATTTAATAAAATATTACCAAAAAAAATATATTATAGTAATATATATATATAATGAGTTCTAATAGATTAATGTACGATACCTGTGAATACAAGACCAGATTAAATGAAAGTGTAGGACCTCTTGAATACCAACTTAGTGCTGACAGATACGAAAACTGCAACAAGTGCCGAATGGACTTAGGTGTTGTCGGTGGAACTGCTGTTAGTCACATTAAAGGTAACTTGGTTGATTTAGAAACCGATTTACTTGGTATTACAAGGAAGGCTTCATTATGCCCATCCCAAAAATTTACATCAAACTGTGCTACTGGTAATATGGCCAATTGCCAACCAGGAAACATTGTAATTCAAGGTGATACATGTGGTAAACAAAGAGTAATTGATACTACACCATTACATCTTAGATCATGTAATATGATTAGATACAAGCCAGTACCAATTCCACCAAAACTTGAATTTTCACAATGTGGTAATGTTCAACAAAATTTTTTGTAAGAATTTAATTCAATTATTGTAAGAATTTTAATTCAATCTTTGTAAGAATTTTAATTCAATTATTGTAAGAATTTAATTCAATTATTGTAAGAATTTTAATTCAATCCAAGCTTTTCTTTTAACTTCTTTATTTAATGTCTATAAATATAATTTGTAATTATATAATAATGAATAAAGTAAAAAAAATTAGCAGAAAAAGAGTTTTAAAAAAAACAAATATAAGATTCAAAAAAGCAAGACTTTCACATTTAAGAAATAGAAATGGTGTATCTAAGAGATTAAATAGCAGAAAAAAAAGAATTGAAAGAAAAAAAAGAATTTCTAATTCTCTCAGAAAAATAAGATCCAGAAAAATAAGAAAACAAAAAAAAATAAATATGTCTGGTGGTGGTATTCCATTTGTTGGTACAATTAAAGGATTATTAGGATTAACACATAATCAAGAAACTAGTAGAGACAATATGCTTGGTAATATTTGTGCGTTAAATAATGTTAGACCAACAACAGATACACAATTATCTGGATTATTAACACAAGTGTGTAATTTAAATGAAAATGTAAAGAAAGAAAAGAAAGGTAGTGGTGTTGTTAAAGGTGCTATGAGATTTATTGGAAATGTCGCAACATTACCATTAAGAACTGGTATTGATGTTGTAAAAAATGTTACTGGTTTTGATGCTAAGGAAGTAGCATATAATGCTATAAAAAATACTGTATCTAGTGAAGAATCTAAAAAACAAGATTTTCAGTTATTACCACAACAAGCCTTAAGTGGTGGACAACCTATGCCGATAAAACATTATAATAATTTTCCTAATGTTGAAACAGTTGCTCAACCTATGCCAATGCAAGGTGGAACTCAAAATAGAATTCAAACAAATCCACCTATTCATGATATTACAACATTACAAAATATTCAAAATAAATTAACATCTGGTGGAAGTTTAACAAATGAAGAAATACAATATATTAGTAAATTATAATTTAATTTATTTTAAACATTTATTATTTTGATATTTATTTAGTATTTTGATATTTATTTTAATCAAAAAATAAAGAAAATGATTGGTTTTATGCTGATTTGAAGAAAAATTATATTTTATTCTTTATTTAAAAAATTATAATAAAGTATTATTATAATTGGTGTTTATTTGATTCTAGTTACACTTAAAAATTATGGGAAAACTTATTGGAATTTTGGGAAGGAAAAGGTCAGGTAAAGACACCATAGGAAATTATATGGTTGAAAAATATAATTATAAGAGATATGCTTTTGCCGATCCTATTAAAGATATATCAAAAATAATGTTTGATTTAAGTGAACAACAATTAAATGAAGACAAAGAAAAAATAGATGAGCGATGGGGTATTTCACCTAGAACTTTTCTTCAAAAATTTGGAACAGAAATATGTAGAAATAATTTAGAAACATACATTCCAAATATTATTTTGGATGGTGAAACAATATGGATTAAGTTGTTTAGGATATTTTATGAAAAAAATAAAGATAAAGATATTGTTATAACAGATGTAAGATTTTTAGACGAATTAAATGTTATAAAGTCATTTGGTGGTAAAATAGTTAAAGTTAATCGAGATAATTTAGAGAAAGATACTCATAGTTCGGAGAAAGATATTGATAGTTATGACAATGAATTAATTGATTATTTTGTTGATAACAATTATACATTTGAAGATTTGTTTTCTCAAATGGACACATTTTTAAATTTAATTATTTTAGAATAAAAATTAAAAATAATATCTATAATAAATATATATGAGTTTCAATAATTTAAAATACGATACATGCTCTTATAAACAAGTTTTATCTGAGTCTATTGGTCCATGTGAATATCAACTTGGTACACCATTTATTTCATGTGAAGATTGTTTTTCAAAAGATCCACAACTTATTCTTCAAAGAAATGGTGTAAGTGTAGCAAGAAATGTCCCACAAGTTGATGTAGACTCTGAATTAATGAATATTACAAGAAAATTATCCAACTGTAGTTCAAAGGAATTTATCCCAAAATTCAATGCCAAAGGTGATATTGATAACACAATTGAAACCAAACATTTTAATGACTGTAATATCCCAACAAGAGAAAATACACGATTAAGTAATCCCGCATCAACCCTTAGAGGTACTGGATGGAATAGATGGGAATGGTTATGTGAAAATCCACAACAAAGAGCTGTTGTTCCATTTGATTTAAATATAAATGAAAGATTGGTTACAAAAGATAATCATAGAGCCCTTATTCCAAAACCTATTGACCAAAGTGTATTTTTACCACCACAAAATAATGAACCAATAAAGGTTAGTATTGCTCAAGCCCCTGCTGTTCCTCTTGGACCAGTTATGGTAAATTTCAATGGTTCAAATGTTATTAGAGAATTTTAAGATATTTATTTTTAAACATTGATTGGTTTATTAAATATTTTAAAATTAAAATTATAATTTAAATTACAATTTTAGTAAAATATTAAGTGTCTTTTTTTAAGTTTTAATTTTTATGTAAATATTTTTATACTTAAAATCTAAATGTAAAAAATATTTAGTATTATGGAGGAATATTACATAACAGAAGATTTATATTTTAAAAACAATTGTCTATACAAATATGATAATAATAAAGATAAAGAAATTATTATAAATAAGAAAAATTGGTATAAATATTTAAAAGAATATGGATGGGCTAAAATAGAGGAAGAATGGAAACATAAATTAGAAAATAATTATGTATGTTTGTTAGAGTGTGGATCTGATGGAGATTGTTTATTTCATGTATTATCGGAAGCATTAAATTTTGATTTAATTTTTAATTATAAAATACCAAAAAATGACATATCTAGTTTACGAGAATTATGTGCGAATGAAATAAATGAAGATAATTTTGATATAATTTTAGAATCATATAGGGCAGAAAATGAATGTGGTGAATTTTTTGGAGAATGGGACCCTAACAATATAAATAGTATTGAACAGTTAAAATTAGAAATAACAAAGCTTGGTAATAATTTTTGGGGTGATCATATTTTGATGCAGTTGTTATCAACTAAATTAGAGATTAATTTTGTTATTTTAAGAGATAATCTTAATGTAAATATTATAAATAATGAATTGAAATATTCAAAAACTATATTTATTTATTATTTTGAAGATTTACACTTTCAACTTATAGGCTATTTTAATGGTAGATATATTGAAACAGTTTTTGATAATAATAATTTACCTATTTGTTTTAGCAGATTGGTTAAATAATATTATTTTTAAATATTATTTTAAACTCTGTATCATTTAATCCATCATCACCATAGTCATCATCACCATTGTCATTGTCATCATTTAATTCATCATCGCTATCACTTTTATCATTAGAGATGTTTTCTGATTTTGAGCAGAATTTTACATCGTTAAAGCTTTGTATTTCGTAAAGTTGTTTATTATAATTTATATTATTTTGTATTTCATCTTTGTCAAAATAAAGGCATACTTCTAATTCGTCAGTATCACTATTACTATCAATATTAGTATCACTATCATTTATATCACTTTCTTTTACAAAATTATATTCATAATATCTTTCTTCAGTGTTATCATATTCTACAAACCCACACTTCTTAAAATTCAATAATCTTATAGCGTACTCATAAGAATCACGACGTATTCTTCTTTTGAAATATGGATATATTGGATCGTAATAATTTGATAAATTACCAATATAACAATTATTATTATATCCACTAAATGTTAGAATTTTACAGTTTGAATATATGTTTAAACTTATTGTATAAATAAATTCATAAAAAATCCTATTTTTTTCAAAATCTTTATAAAAAAATAATAAATAAAACCGTCCTTTATCGTCAATACCGCGACTAATATAATGATTTGTATAATTCAATAACCCATGATAATTATTTGCACAATCTAAACCACAAACATTATCAATACATCTAGAATCTTTAAAATAACAAACAGGAATATTTATAACATCAAAATCATTAGCATATTTATTTTCATTAATTATATGCTCTGTTATAATAATTAATTCATCTGGAATATATTTTAAAGCATATTTATTTATATGTACCTTTTGTAGAAACTCTTTGTTTAAATATAATTTATGTATTAAATGTTCATCTAATATTAATTTATGTTCTTTATTGGAAGTATTTGATTTTAATATTTCACATCTATTTTCTTTTATTATTTTTTTTATATAATTAAATATTGAAATATTCTCAAATCTACCGATATTTAATTTTAATTTTTTAGCATAAAGTTTAAAAAAATTTTTAATAGGTAATAAGTTGTTCCATTGTTTACAAACTAAACGTAAGTTATTATTATATTGGATATCGCATTCTTTAATATTAATTGATTCGTATATTATTTTTTCAAATATATGCCATGGTAAAGTTTCAAAATAATTCATTATTAGTTATTTTTTCTATTTAATTATTTAAATAGTATTTATAACTATAATATAAATTAAATCAAAATAAGTAGAAATATAAATAAATTCTAAATAATAAATAAATTCTAAATAATAGATATTTCAAAAATTATTGGTAACGTGCGTTTAAATCTAACATTTCACTTAAATATGGTGCTCTATAAAATCTATTATAATTAATAAAATTAAATGGGTCTCTCATTGTAGATGAACCTTCCCATGGCGCCCAATCACTTCCACCTTTTTGTGAATGTTTTTTATTTTTTTTTTTTTTTTATTTTTTTTTGTTTTTAACATTATTAGTTTTTCTTTTAATATTTATTTTTAATTTTTTATTAGATTTTAAATTTTTATTTCTTTGATTTTTACTTTTTTTATTTATTACCCTTGGCATTACTATTACTATATATAAATATTTTTAATTCTAGAAATATAATATTAATAAAATAGTTTTGTATTAATTATTTAAAAATTCATAGTATTTTTGAAATAAATTTTTCATAACATATGTAAATTGCGATGCCATACTAGAATTGATAAATTTAAAATTATATAAAGTTATATCTGACTTAGTTGTTTGCTTAAAATAAAGAGTAGCATAGTCACTCTTAGTTCTTATACATTTAACAAAAGTTGTTGGAATAATTAATTGTTTTATTGGTTTATTTGATAAGAATGAAAATGTGTAAATATTTACAATTACTTTTGAGAATTTTGTTTCATCTATAAATATTTTGCATCTATTAGATGAATATTTATTTTTCAAAATACAATCAAAGTATTTATTTGTATATTTACGACAATATGGACATATTGGATTAATTTTAGTCCAATCATTAATACATTTTTTATGGAAAATATGGCCACAATCTAGGATTTTTTCATCTATTTTTAAAATTTCGTCGAAACATATAGCACAATCGTTTTTTACATCATCATAATTTATAATGTCTATATCATCGTCACTTACAGTTTCAATAAGATTATTATTACTGCCATAGAATGTTTTATTTTGATAGAGTAAACTTGTTTTTTCTAAGTTTTCCATAAAATATTAAATTATTTAAATAAATAAAATATTTATTAAAAATATCATTTAAAAACAAAGGTATATAAATAGTTAATATTTAGAATGGCAGAAGACGAGCAGTGGACTGTAAATATTAAACGCAAACAAAAAAGAGTAAACTTAAAAAATCTATTGTCATCAGATAATGATGATTTTAAAAGAAAAAACATAGTTATTAATAGGGATTATGTAACAGAATCTTATAGTAATTTATTAAGACTTAGTTTTCAATTTGTTTGTTTCAATGATAATAGCCATTATGAAAACTTTAATGAAAGTGAATATGATTTTATTGTAGAAAACAATAGAGAAAGACAATTTAATCTTAATAATTTTTCAAAGATTATGTATAATGATGAAATCGATAACTCAAATACAAATGTTTCACGTCTTACACTAAATAGCTGGACAGTAATTAGTAGTTTTAGAATTCGTAATGTTCAAACTAGGAAAACATTAAATACATTTATTTATACATATGATGATTATAATAATGATAGAACCTTGTATTGTGTTATGACATATTATGATAGGAATAATGTATTTTTAATGCTTTTGACATCTTATGTAGAGGTTCTTTTATATATTTACAAAATCGAAATTGAAATGGGTAAAAATCCAGTTTTATCAAAAATTATTAATAGATATCCATATGAGTTTAAGGAGATAAATATTAATACAATTAAAAATTATTTTAATAATTTACCAAAGGTTTGGGTTAATGACCAGTAAAAAAGTTACTTTAATTAACTTTAACTTAGAATGAATTTTAATACCATATTTCTGTTATTTTTTTTATTTTTACTTAAATAAATGACGTCTATTTAATTTAATATTTGTCAAAAATATTTTAGGATTAACTATTTTTAAAAATGAATATATTATCATTATACATTGATTTTTCAATAAAATTTAGATATTTGGTAAAAGAAAAATTAAACGATGATATAAAAAGATATATTTGGGATATTTATAAGAAACGATGGGCCTTTGGTATATTACTAAGAGAATTTAAAAAAATAGGGATAATGAGATGTCGAGATTGTAATAAGCCTGGATTAAATAGACTTAGATACCCACATCAAAAATTTTATTATACAAAAGCTTGTTATAACGAGGATCATTATTTTACTGATGTGCCTTGTTGTATGAAATATATATGTATTAGACAATGTAAATTTGTTTTAGATTGTAAGTTTTGTAAAAAACAAATTTTTTATAGACCACCAAATTTACCTGAAGATCCTTGTTGGAATCATATTAGTTTAAAAACAGAAATTAATATTCAATGCAATCATTGTTATAATCAAAATGTAAAATATTTAGTTTGGAACCATACACCTCACACTCCTATTATTGGTAATACATTTTAAAATACTTTTCAAAGTGAAACTAGTTAAAAAAGTAAGCAAAAAATAAAAAAAATAAAAATACTTTTCAAAGTGAAACTAGTTAAAAAAGTAAGCAAAAAATAAAAAAAATAAAAATACTTTTCAAAGTGAAACTAATAAAAGTTTAGTTTATTTGTTTTTGATAAAACTTTTTTTAAAAGTTTAGTTTATTTGTTTTTGATAAAACTTTTTTTAAAAGTTTAGTTTATTTGTTTTTGATAAAACTTTTTTTAAAAGTTTAGTTTATTTGTTTTTGATAAAACTTTTTTTAAAAGTTTAGTT